GCAATTGCTTCGGGCGGATAGTAAACACGGATGCGCCCGCCACCCTCAAAGCCAAGCTCTGCGGCGTCGTATTCATAGACACCGGCAAAAAGCACCGGGGCCTGAAAGTCGGCCGTCATTATATTTTGCTGAAAATCGTGTTTCGCTGCCGCGGCCTGCGGGGCGTTGTGTGCGACGTGTGTGCGGAGTGTCATTTACTTTCGCGTTAAGTCAAACTCGGCAATAAGTTCAGCGACGCCTTTTGCGTTGTATTTGCCGTACTTGCCTTCGCCTGTGCCGTCAGCAAAAACTATCAATTGCGGTTCGCTTTCGCCTTTTTGTAGTATTTACCGGCGGGCGTTGCGTGCCCCACGCAGGCGTCGAAATGTCCGGTAAATGAAACAGCGTTCATAGGGCGCGGTTAGCGCAGCGGCTATAGCCTGTCAAGCAACTACCACAAAATCTATAAGTGGCTTTCCGGTGCCTTTTGTTTTGTAGCATCGGCAACCGTGATCGGAACCCGGCCCGCCTGTGTGTTTGTTGCCGTACTCGTCAATCGTTGTGGGCGGGTTCGAGTTTGAAAAAGTTTTACCGTTTAGCATTCGATGCGTTTTACGCACCCGCGAATCTTCCTGCGAGTTCCAATCATACGTTTCGCCCAAATCGTCAATCACGGCGTCGTTAATTTTCGCGCCAAGGTCAAACGCACCCTCTTCACCGATTTGCTCTGCTTTCTTTGCCATTTCGTCTTTGAACGAAAACACACCGAATACATTATCACCGCGCTTTTGCTCTTCAGGGCTGAGGTAAATTTTATTCAGCAAGCGTTGAACGTCGCCCGGCGATTCTTTGCGCAGTTTCTCAAACTCTTCGGCTGCGAGCTTGTTTTTCTTCGCGTCAGCGACAACGCGCACAGTCGTCGCAAGCGCCTTTTGCTCGCGCAGCCACTCTTGACCCTTGGCGCGAATAGTGCCGGGCCAAATGCGGATGTCCTTTTCGTGGTAGTATTCTTTCAGTGCGCGCTCGTAACGCATGCGAAACGTGTCGGCCTTGCTGTATAGTTCAAGCTCGGCTTTCCGTGTTTCCGCCGACTGACTGCCCCAACGCCACACCGTCAGGGCGTAGCGGCGAACGACTTTTTTATATTTGGGGGCGAATTGTTCAAAGACGGTTATCACTTAAGACTTGCGTGAAAGTCATCAATAGCTTTTCGTGCTGACGCTTCAGCCTCTTCTTGCGTTGCTTTTGGGTAAATGCTTGGCGTGTATCGAAAAGTCTCGTTACGGATGCGCAGCGTTTCAGGCTCAAACTTAAACCCTTCTTTTCGGTTTTCGTAAGTCAATGTGACCCCTCGATACGAAAAAGTTTTAGCGTGCCCCACACAAGCGTCAAAACTCTCTGTAAATTTTACTGCGTTCATTTTATCCCCTTAAGTCAAACCCGGCGCAGGCGCACCACCCGGCAGGTCAACGTCATCGCGCAAAACCCCGGCAGAACGGAAAGCCTTTTCAAGTTCGCGGTTGTCGTTCATGTCGGTCAGGTTTTTAATTTTCTTCGCATCTTCGTCAAGTCGTTCGCCTTCGGTGTAACGGTACAGCGGTTTAAACTTCACGTCATAACGCCCGACAAAATTTTTGTATTGTTTAAAACGCTCGTCATACGTCAGAATAGTGTCGACCATGAATTTAAAAAGCGGCTCAATTTTGCCGACCTGTATGTCGGCGTGAATATCCGCGTTCGTCGTCATCACGTTAAAATTATTCGCCTGATAGGCTGCGTCTGAGCCGTAATAAAAATCGGAGTGCATACCACCGAGAATGCCCACAAACTCTTTAAGCGCCGACGCGATGTCAGCAAAACCGGGCGAAAAGTTAGACGACAAAATCTGTAAATCCGTTCCGCTGTCAATGCGCGTTACGTCGTTAAGGTTCAGTGTTTGATTTATGTTGTTAATTTGTTTTTCGAGGGCCGCAAGCAATGCGTCGTTCATCCCTTCGCCGTTGTGCTTTTCGATAATCGTCTGCGCACGCACACACAAAACCTTAATCGTGTAAATATACAGGTTGTGCGCCTCCGCACCTTCGCGAAGCTGCGCGCACTTGTTAAAACCGACGCCGAGCATCGGCTCAAAATCAGGACAAAGAAATTTTGCGCTGACGTCGTTTTTCAGCGCATAGCCCAAACAAAAAATTTCTTTAACGTCCGCCGTGTCGTCGATAGCTGCAAAGCGCGTGCGCGTTGCGTAAGAAAAATACGAGTCGTTAAACGCGGAAAACGTGACTTTACCGTCACGCAGTACGGGCACGAGTAACGAGCCGCGCGGCGAACAGTCAGAATAAAGCAACATTTTACCGAGCGTGTCGCGCGTCGGCATCTTTGCGAAATGGTCGGCAAGCGCCTTTGTCAATTCCTTATCGTCAAAAACCGCTTCGGGTAATTCCGCAAGCGCGTAATCGTTCGGCTTGCGCATGAGTTTGCGCAGCGTCGGGATTGCTAAATAGTCTTTGTAGTTGTATAGGTACGGTGTGTAGTCAATATAATTGCCGACAAGTGTCGGGTCTTTTGGCGAATTGATCTGCAGCCCCACCGTCGAATAAATGCTGTGATGCACTTCGCGAAATTCGGCGTATTCTTTTGTGCGCCGTGTGTCCACAGTACCGAGGCTTTTGCGCGAATGCGCCGCGTCGAAAATCTGCGTTTCGAGCGGCGTCGCCACTTTCGCATATCTTTGAGCGGTTTTGTTTTGCCACTGAACGAACGCCGAAATCAGGTCGCCGTTTTGTTTTTGCCCCGGCGTCAATTTCGCTTGGCGTTCCGTTTCATAGTCGCGGCGAATCTGTTCAACGAGCCCGTGAAAGTTGTGCGACGAAAGTACGCTCGACGTTTCTTTCACAAGCTGCTTATTTTCAGCGAGCTGTGTTATTGGTAAAGAGTGCAGCACGTTGAGCGCCCGTAAAACTGTGTTTAATTCCTGTGCTGCGCTCATTGCGTTACCTCTGCGACTACGTTTTCCAATAGCAATTCTGTTTCCACTAAAGGTTTATTAAACCCCTTGTGCGCGACGGTTGCGGGCGCGTTCGTTGCGGTCGAACCATCTTTAATAATTTTCTTCACTTCTTTCTCGCACCGCTTCGCCATTTTTTCCATGAAAGTTTTTTCAAGGCGTTTTAGCGCCTGCGCGTTCAGCTTCGGGTCAATAAGATTCATTAAGTATTTTGTGATGAGTGGCTTTGACCCTTTCACGGCGTTCTCGGCCCCAACACGGAACGCGGGCCGCGGCGGGCTTGTCTCGGTGCCGAACTCATTCCAGCGCGCGACGTCCGCAAGCTTTACCGCAGGGGCTTCGCCTTCGCGCGGGTACGTGACGCCGGATTTTGTGCCGATAAGGACGTGCATTTATTTTGCGTTACACTGCCACACGGTTTTAAATGACCACGATTCGCTTTCGAAACGCTCAGCAAGCGAGACGCCTGCAGCTTCGCAGGCGGCCCGGCTTTTGAACTCGTGCGTGATAACCGACGGGTTATCAAGTAAGCCGCCGATATAGACAAGCATGGTGAGAACGAACATAAACCCGCTCGACACGATTCAGCGCCCGCGTAAAGTCTTTTGCGCAAGCCCCATTATTCGGATATATTGCGCAACGCTCGGCGACGTCTGCCACAGTTCAAGCGCACCGGCTAAACTGTCGGGCGCGTCGTCATGCTCGGCAAATTTATTGTAGTTTGCGATTTCAGCGAGAAACGCCGGGTCAGTGCCCGCGAGCGCGCGCAGCTTATACTTATTCGCCGCCACGTGCGACGTTATTCGCTCATGCTTCGCGGCGCTTTGATGTTTCTTCGTCCAGTTGTTTCGCCAATTCGGTGTATAGCGTTTTTCGGCTTCTTTGAGCGCGTTAAAAAAAAGCTCTGTCGCGTCTGACAATTGGCTTTCGAGGCAAGTGTCAATTGGTTTGAATTTTTCGAGTAAAGTTAAAATGCCGCGCTGCGTCTCAGCGTCTGCGATTGATTTCGGAAAGTTTTTACCGGTGAACAAAAACAACCGTTCCGGGCCGCGCTGAATAATGCCGACAATCGAAACGCTTGTACTGTCTGTCTTTTTGCGGTTACTGAATGACGAGTCGATAAACGCCACGCAGTAAGCGCAATCCCACAGCGCATCGACTTCGAAAGCGCCAATTGTTTCGGCGTCGTCAATTTCGCCCCACTCACCGAGAACCATGCGCCGATAGTACAGCGGGCGCGCCTGTTCTAAATCGCGCAGACGTGACAGGTAGCCCGCAGGTAAAAACGGATTGTCGAACGACGTGCACGAAATCACTTTTCTGTCGGGGTTCGGGTTCGCGACAAACGTCTTGAAAAAATCCGATTCGCGCGACCCACTATTCGACGTGATGCGTAAATGATTCGGGGCATCGGGCACACGCAGACGTTCAGCAATTGAGAGTATAACGTCAAAACGCGCGCTCACGCCTTCGTCGATAATTGCCAAGCCGAGGTTTAACGAACGGGGTTTGTGCGCATCGTCGAACGCGCGGAAAAGAATTTGCGACGGGCCGCGCCCGAAATCAATTATTGCTTCGGGGTAAGAACCGCCACGGAATGAGCGCAGGATTTTGCGGGGCACTGACGCAAAAAATTCGTGCATAGTCGTGTCGTGCAACATCTGGTAAGTCGGCGCGCACATAAGCGTGCGAATGCCGGGAAAGTTCTCACAGTAGCGCAGCGCTAAAAGCGTGTTCGCGATTGTCTTGCCCGCACCGACGCCGCCGACATAAACGACAGTCGGTTCGGTTGCGTAAATGTACTCGGCCTGTTTTTCGCTAACCTCAGCCTGTAATTGCATCCGCTTCGCCTTGCGGCGTCACGTCAACGGCCGAATCAATTGGCGATTCAGAGCGCCGCACGACTTTGATTAAGAGTGTCGACCCTGTTTCGCCGGTGCCGTCGTTCGCTTCGCCGACTTCTTTTTTCGCCTCTGCCTCTGCGCGCGCAAAGTCGCCGCGCAGCTTGTAAAGAATTTCGATGTGTCGGGCCGAACCCGTCGCCGCTTTCGCCACGAGCACAGCGAGCACAGCTTGCTCGTAAGTGATGACTTCTTGCCCTGTCGATTTTAAAATCTGTGCGCGAAGCTTTTGCGGGGTTTTATACGTCAGCGCCTTTTCGAGCACTTGCTGAAAGTGCAGCCCGTTACGATTGCCGGCGCGATTAATTCGCGGGTCACCTTTTACAAAAGGCTTTAAATTATTAACGTTCCCGCGATTGCCTGCCATTTTAAAAATCGTGTACGGTTACAATTTCGCCCTTAAACCCGGCGCGCGCAAGTTTGTCGCGAACTTCGGTCGGATAATTCCACGCATAGTTGATACACACCTCAGCGCTTGCCAAAAGTTCAGCGGTGAGTTTTTCAAGCTCCGGCATGCCTTCAAAATACGCATCGGGGTGAGGCAGAGGCAAAATCATTGAACCACTGCCCGGTTGATACTTGCCGATCTTCGCGGGCGTCTCGTCGATAATAAACATAGGCACGGCCGGCGAGTCGTCAGCGTAGCACGCATTAACGACGACACTTTTCGCTGCAGAGCCGAAGCCGATTATTTTTTTACCTTTCAGTTTATCGGCGAGGCCAAGCAATTTACGGGCCGTTACCTCTGCGAAATTCTGCACAGGCTTTACGGCGAAGCCCGTGCGCGCGTGTGACGGCTTGTGCTTCACAAACACGCGCCACGAACCGCCGTGCGCTTCGCTGTATGTCGTACTATCCACAAAGAGCCCCGCACGCTCAGCAAGCGCAGCAACGCCGGGCAGCGTAATGTAACCGATGTGCTCCGCATAGGTGAGGTCAAACAAAACCTTTTCGCCAAAAATTGCGCCGTCGGGAAATTCGAAAACCGCCACGCCCTCGGCGCTAAGCAGAGTTTTCACCCCACGCATAAAATCAAGCGGGTCGGGCACGTGTGCGAGCACGTTCGTCGCCGTGATTGCGTCGGCGAGCCTGTCGCCGTTTCGCAGCAATTCGCGCACAAATGATTCGCCGAAAAAACCTTTTCGCTTCGGCCAGTGCACGCCATCCTGAAACGGGGCCACGTCGGAAGGGTCGATAACTATCGCCATGCGGTCGCACACGTGATAGAGAACCGAGGCGAGCGCGCCGTCGTTACCGCCTATGTCGTACACCACGCCGCGCGCGTTCGCTTCGTTGTCGGGCAGCTCAGCTTTCACCGCTCGCGCAAGTTCAACGCAATGCGCACGCCACGACGCCGAAATCGGCGCGAAAGCGTAGTCGCCGGCAAACAGTTCTTCGGGCGTGAATGGTGCGTCAGCGAGCGAGAACGAACCGCAATCAGCGCAGCGCATAAGTTTATGCGGCTTCTTAACGGCGGCCCGTGCAGCTTCGCGCGTCGCAAAGTATTTATTCGGCACAGGTAAATTTAAGGTCGTCACGTGCTCGGTTGTGCCTGCGCAATATCGGCAAGCGTTGTTTTCAGTTGTGGACAAAGTAAACCCCTTCAATTTTTTTCCAGCGTCTGAACCCGCCGCGATTCTTTGCGATGGCGTCAAACCAAAACCAATCTGCGCTGTGCTCCATTGACTGCCAAGCGACGCCGGCGATTTCAGCCCGGCGAAAAACTGCAGCGCCGCAGTCGATAAAACCCCGCTGCGGTTTTGCTACAAGCACTTTGTGCTTTATGTAACTGTGCAGGCAGTCGTAGTAAACAGCGATTGCCGTTTCGTCATCGTCGAGTGCTGCGACCGCTTCCGACAAAAGCGTCGGCGCATAATAGTTGTCATGGTTCGTTATGATAACGAAATCCGCTTTCGATTGCTCTAAGTTCTGAACATACCTTGCCCGCTTCGCGTGCCCGTAATTTTGTTCGCGTTCTTTTGAGAACGTAAATTTTATTCTGTCGTCTTTCGGTAAAAGTTTTTCGTACCCTTTCGGCGGTTCGCCGTCGTGCTCTAAAATTAAACGCCAGTCTTTGTGCGTCTGCGCGATTAGTGAATGCGCTAAAATCGGGTACGACTCGAAAGCAGTCGCAAACACTTCGACAGTACCGCCACTGCGGCCAAAATGCGCTTCGTAAACTTCGGGCCAGCCCGCGCGAAAATCTTTTTTCCGGGGTGTTAAATAATGCCCGCTGCGCCCTGTGTCCCACAACGGCGACGATACAACCGGCGCAATCTGTTTTACGCGGTAGCCTTTGCGCTCAGCCTGCAGCAAAAAATGATTCACCCTTTCATGGTGCTCAAATTTATAGCAATGCTCTTTTGTCTCCACAGGGTCGGCGACAAATTCAAGCTGCTCGACAAACTCGCGGGGCATAAAAACGCCGGTCGTGCGCACGTGCCGCACCGGGTTCAGCGACGTTTCAAAAACAGGAATTTCGCTCGGCGCACATCGCGCACTAATAAACATTTCGAGAAAATCAGGGTGCACGGGCAAAAGGTCGTCAACGCACCACAAAAGCAAATCATATTCACCGAAGCCCGCAAGGCGTTTGCGCGCGATGTCCTGCAGCGCGCCGATGTCAAAACCGCGATTTTCGCGGCCGATAAAAACGCCGCCCACCGCTTCGACTTGCTTTTTGTAGTCGGCGTGCTTGGCAGGATTGTTGCAAATCACACGAAATTCGACGTCGGGGTGACGGCCGCGCGATAATTCCCACGCACGACACCACGTGCGCAGGTTCGCGTCGCGGTCGTAAATGACGACGGCAAGAACGATTTTCACGGCTGCGGCGCGTTTTCCATTTTGTCGACGAGACGCCGCACGGAGTCGAGGCCGCGACGGCCCGCTATACAATCATTCAGGTGCGCCCGGCTGCGCTTCACGGCTTTCGCCGCGGTCGTGTACTTGCCGAACTTGCTTTTTGCCAAGTTGTCAAGATATTGCTGGTAAAGTATGTTCGCAGTTGCATATCTTTTTTCGCACTCTGCGAGAGTCGGTTTTTTCACGCCGCCGTGTGCCCTGCGCCTTTCGGCGTGTAAAGTAAGTTTTTGTTTCATTTCGGCCACCTGCTGCCCGAAGCCCTCCACCACACCACCACTTTCCCTATATAAGGGGTACCCTGTTTTTTATAAGGCTGTTTTAGGTACTAAAACAAAAATAAATAAATAGATTTATTTATATTGCTAATGGTGGAGGGTGAGCCCGAAACCCCTGATTTTATTGAGCGAAACCGGCCCACCACTATCGCCTCTTTTTCGTGGTGGTAAATGTTTGGGATAGTTTTTTGCCCAAACATGCCCCAAAATCAAAGTGCAATGTTTGGGCAAAAAACTATCCCAAACATTTTTAAACGCTTGCCGGTGGCACTCGTGGTGGTAAATTCGCCCCTATGCGACAGCAAACCCGAAAGACAAAAAACGACCTTTTTGCCTGCCTCGGCGCCCTGAAAAAAGAGAACGCCGCAGCGTTTTCGCTGCCTTTTTTCAGCGTCGATACTTTGGCGGCGTCAGTAAAGAAGAAAGCCCCGCAGCTCGAAAAAGTCACCACCCGCCCGAATCTGATTTTTTGGCTGCGGCAAAACGGCTACCTTTACCGCGAATTGCACCATAAAGGCGCACACCTGCGCCTGTGGTCAGACATAGAATCCTACAAGCGTTTTCGCTACCTCGTGCGCTTTCACGAACAAAACCCCGATTTTATAAAGCCCCGGCCGGCCGAAAACGTGTTCGAATCGTTCTTTTTCCCGAACGGTTTACCGACGGCAAAAAACAGTAAAAAAACTTGACGGCGTAAACCGTCGTGGCTACCTGTCTTTACCGGGGCGGCGCTCCGGCAAGGAAAACAAAAGATGAAAACCAAAAAACAATACGCAGCAAGCCGCGCCCACGTGTGGGCGTACTGCGAGCCGTCGGAAAGCCTGCAGCGGGAAAGCAAAAACCCATTCAAAAAGGCGACGCCCGAACAGGCCGAAGGCGTGGCGATTCACGCAGCGATTCACGCTGCGTTCGACCACACCGCGAAGCTAAGCACCGAACAGGCTGAAATCATCGCGGCGTCAGACGACGCCGAGAGCGTGATTCAGTTCTGCGTCGATGCTGTGCAGCGTTTGCTTGTGTCGATAGAGTCGCACGATTTTGCCGCCGTCCACTTTGAGACGGTGGCGGACTACGACGACAAAAAACTGAGCGTGGCCGCACGGCCCGACCTTGTGATTTTGAGCGTCAAGGCGGGTTTAAAAACCCTCACGGTTGTCGACTTCAAAACGGGCTTTGTGCCGGTCGAAGCCGAGGGCAACGAACAACTCCGCATATACGCGCACGCCGTAGCCCAGCGGTTCGGCTTCGTGCCCGATAAAATCACGGGCATAATCATTTCGCCGCGATTGTCGTCGATTGAATACGCCGAAATTCAGTACGACCCGGCGTTTTTTAAAACGCTGGCGGAAAACCTCAAAAAACGTGAAGGGCGTTTCGTTGTCGGCGCACACTGCAAAAACTGCGCGGCGCTGACTACGTGCAAACTTTTCCGCGAGACGGCGACAAAGTATTTTGAGCCGTCATTACGTGACGGGCTGACAAGCCGGCCCGACGAGTGGAAAAAGCTTGTGGCGATTGCGCGGCCCGCGAAAAAGTTTTTTGAGGAAATTATCGACGAGACGAAAAACTACCTTGAAATGGGCGGGCAGCTTGACGGCGCGGGCCTCACAAAGTCGGCAGGCCGCCGCGCGTGGTTTCGCGAACTCAGCACCGAGGAGATTGCGGCAAAGCTTGGCGTGCCGGTTGAAAAACTAATCGACCCGGCAAAGATCAAAAGCCCGGCGCAGGCCGAAAAGGTTGTACCCAAAAAGGCAAAAGCGAAGCTGCGCGCGCTGGTTTACCAGCCGCAAAACCTGTCTGTGAATCTCACAGGCGAATCGAATTTTTTAAGCTCCGGCGACGGGACAGAGAAAATTATATGTGTAGAGACGGGGCTCGCCTCGGTTCTGCGTAAAAAAACAACAAAAAAGGAAACAAAAGAAAATGGCAAAAGAAACACCAATAAGAGCAAAAAGAAGTGACGCAAAGCTGCCTGCGAAAGCAGAGCCGGCGAAAGCAGCGGCCGTGTCTGTCGTAGGCGCGCCCGAGCTGATTATGACCCGCGCAAGCGACAAGGGTGTCACGTGCGTCGTCAAAAACGTGCGTCTGACGTGGGTATTCATAAAAGAATACCGCGAAGACAAACAGGATTGGCGCAAAGGCACGAAAAGCGTGACGATGTTAATTCCGAAGAAAGGCGCAGCCGCGTTTCAAAAGGCGATGGCTGAGGCAGTCAAGCAAACCGTGGCGCTCAATAAAAAGATCGTCGACGGCCCGGCTAAGATGAAAGCTTACAAGCTTGGCGTCTCTGTCAACGTCGAAGGCTCAATGCTGAAAGACGGCGACGAAACGCGCGACGCAGCGGGCAATCCCCGTTCAGAGCTTGCCGGCTACCTTACTTGGCAGGTAAAAAAATCGGCGTTCCGCGAGGCGAAAGCCGAAGCGTTCGGCGAAGCGTTTGCGCTGACTCTGCAGGATGCTGCAGGGCGTGCAGTTGAGCCGCAGTTTATCGACCGCGAGTTTTACAGCGGCGTTTACTGCGACGTAGCTTTGACGCTTGCGACGTACTCGGTAAACGGGAACGACGGCGTGACAGCGTACCTGAACGGCCTGCGTAAGGCACGCGACGGCGAGCGCATCGGCGGGTTTAACCCGTTCGACGGCGTAGCGCCTGCAGCGGTCGAAGCGTCGGCACCCGTTGACGTTGACTTTCTGTAAAGGTTCGCCCCGCACCTAAAGCGGGGCACAAATAAAAAAGCCCGGCGGTAAGCCGGGCTCAGGGGTAACTATGAGTAACGACAACACCACAGGGCGAAAGCCTGCGCGCGTCAAGCTAAAACGCGTTTTCGACAGTGCGGCGATGCTGCAGCCCGGCGGGGTGAAACGCTTTGATCATCTTTACCGGGCCGGCTACCGCCTGCGCGGCGTCGTGTCATTGAAACGCGACGGTAGTGAATCCGAGTTTGACCCGATCGCGGTCGCATTGCTTTCTTTCAAGCACGGGAAAGGCAATTACGACACCCGCGTTTTCGTGTCTGTGATCCATGAACGAAACGGCGAATGGTTTTACGGTGAGGCGATGCCGTACACCGGGGCGGGACTGTGATACCTGCGACCGCAGAAAACGTCGTCGCGGTTTTGTTGGCCGCCCCTGAACGTTTTGCGCAACAAACAATAAAACATTGCCATGCGCGGGGCGTGTGGTCGGTCGTGTTGTCAGAGCGAAACGGCAGTTTGCGGCGTATGTTTGTCGCCGGGCCCGGTCACGAGCTATGGCGAAACGACCCTGTGAGCCGCAAGGGCATGTCAGTCGGGTTTCACGCGCATCACTGCGACATTTCGATTGAGGGCGTGGTGGGCATGCTGTTAAATTGGACGGTGCGCGAATCTATCACAGGTGCGGTCGCGCTGAATGAATACGTTTTCCGGTCGGCTATTCGCACCGGCGGCGGTCGCTTCATGTCCACGGGGCGCACAAAGTTTTTTCGCGACGTGAATCGCGTTTTACTGGCCGCCGGCAGTTGTGTTGAAATGCGTGCCGCTGAGTTACACACTATTTTTGTTGAGAAAGACCGCTGCGCGGCGTGGATCGTTGACGAAAGTTTTGAATGGCGCAACTACGTGCCGTACACGTACAGCGACGACGATTTAGAGCTTTTGGATTTTTCGCAATTATATCACAAAGCGACGAGCGATGACATAATCGCGCTTGCTGAAATTATCCGGGGGATAAAATGAAAAAAGAAACTTTTTGCGTTGTCGACATTGAAAGCAGATCGCGCGCAGACATTGCACGCGGCCCGGCAATCTATTTCGACGACCCCGATGCGGCGCTGATCTGTCTGAGCTACAAAATCAGCAATAAGCCTGTGAAAACCGTGTGGCTTGACGGGCAACGCTTACCCGCTGCGCTCCCTGTGGAGCTTTTGAAATTCAAGGGGCGCTTTGTCGCGCATAATTGGTTTTTCGAGTGGTCAGCGTTCAAACGCTTCACGCCAAAAACCAACCTTGCGAAAATAGAAAACTGGGTTTGCACTCAGGCAATGTCGCGCCGTTTCGGGCTCGCGGCCCCGCGTTCGTCACTCGAAGCGGTAGCGGCGCTTTTAAAATTGCCGGTGCAAAAAAACCCCGACGGAAAAAGGCTGATTAACACCTATTCGATACTGGATAAAAAGACGGGTAAATTCGCACCGATACCGGCCGCCGATAAAGTGGCGTGGATGAATTACTGCGCCGACGACGTTGAGGCAGAGGCGCTTTTATTCGCGCGCCTATGGCCGCGGTATAGTGACGACGAAAAAGCCGTTTTCGAGGCTGACAAGCGCCAACAGGCGCGCGGCGTGCCGATCGATCTTGCGGGCGTCGACGCCATGCTTGCGGCCGAAGAAAAGTTTTCCGAGAACGCAGCAAAAGAAGCTGAACGCATCGCGGGGCGTAATGACGCCGGCACCCTGATTTTGTCCGGTACGGGCGAGTTTTTGCGGTGGCTTGAAAAAGCCCACGACATAAAACTGCCGAACGCGCAGGCGGGCACAATTGCCGAACTAAAAACCAAGCTCGAAAATTCCATGAGCCCCGACCCCGACGACCGCAAGACGGCGGAAAATCTGATTCACGCTCTCGAAATCCGTCAGGCGCTCATGTCGCGGGCCGCCGGTAAAGCGGCAAAACTTAAAGAACGCACAAGCGCAGATGGCCGGTATTACAACCCGTCAACCTATGGCGCGGCACACACGGGCCGGTGGCAGTCGTGGGGCGCTAACTTTTTTAATTTTTACAGGTACCCAGTGGAAAGTGAAGCGTGGGAAAAAACGGCCCGCGCGCAAATGAAAAAGCCGACAAAGCGGGGGCTCGCGTCGCTGCAGCGCGGCTTAATCTGCGCGCCGCCGGGGCGTAAACTCATCACGACAGACTGGCGGGGCATTGAAAACTATTTGTCGCTGTATTATTCCGGCGACCGCACGCAGCTTTCACGTGTCGAGGCGGGCGAAAGTCAGTATTTAATTTTTGGTGAAAAACTGTTCGCCCGCAGGTTGTCGAAAAAAGACGACCCGAAAGAATACAACATTTCGAAAATCGCCGTGCTGTCGCTCGGTTACGGTGCCGGCGATGTGAAATTTGCCGGCATGGTCAAGCAGCAATCGGGAATTATTATTTCGCCTGAACAGTCGAAACGCATTGTGAAAGTGTGGCGCGAGGCGAACCGGTACGTGACAGCGGCGTGGAAATCAGTCGAAACCGGTTTTAAACAGGCGCTGACCGGGCAGTCGGCCGAGTGGCACGGGTTCAAATTTGACCGGGCGGGTCAAAGCACGGTGATTGTTACACTGCCGAACGGCTACGACCTTTACTATTCAGGGTGCGGCGTTGACGGGCGCGAACTTTATTGGCGGCCCGATGGCGTAACGCGCGAAAAGATTTACGGCGGCAAGCTTTGGGAAAACTTTATGCAGGCTGTCGCCGCTCAGCTTTTGCGCCGGGCGCTTGTTACGCTTGAAAATAAAGGCGTCGAGGTTGTACTGCACGTCTATGACGAAATCGTGGCCGAGGCAGACGACAAAAAGGCGGCAAAGGTCGGCAAGCTGATTGCTGACACGATGCGCGAGGCTCCGGTGTGGGCTCCGGCGCTGAAACTCGAAGTTGAACAGAAAATAACGAAAAGGTGGGGAAAATGATTTTAGCAACCGGCTTCGGCCTTTGGTTTCTTTTTGTTGTGCCCGCACTGATTTATTTAGGTGCGCATCTGCACGCCCGGCAAAAACGCCTGCGCGAGCTGCAAGCGGAAATAATTCGCTCTGTCGTGGTGCCGTCGCGCGATGCGCACTTAGCAGAAAAACCTTTCGGTGAATGAAAAAAAGTTGACGCGTTGCGGCGCGTTTGGGTAAGGTGGCAAATGACAGAAAAACAAGCAAAAGCGGCTTTTTTAAAGCAAGCAAAACCCTTTTTCAGAAGGTACGACGCTGAACGAAAGCGCAAAAATAAACGCTTGCAGCAAAGTTCTGGTTTCGTCGCAGGCATTTCGGGGCAAGGTGCTCACGGTTCGGCACAGTTTTTCATCGCGTCATTTGAAGACAAATTTCGCAGGCGGCAGGAAATGCACATCCCTATTTTGTTTAGCTTACCTGAAAGCTACCATATCGGTAAATCATTTCAAAAAGAAAGCGATTTTGACATTTTTAGAAAATACTGCGAGGAAGTATAATGGGTAGACCAAAAGGCAAAAAAGATAGTGCACCGCGTGCGCGCAGGGGACAGGCCGCAAGCCTGCCGGCGCCGGAAAAACTTTCGCAGCGCGAGCGCAGAGTGAAACGGCAATTAAAAGACATTGTGCGCGACCTTGACCTGAATGATTGGTATATTAAAATCGGGCTCGGCGTTTCAGGTATTCAGCTTGCTGTCACGTTTGCCTATATCACCGGCTCGGTGTGGGCGTCTGCGTTTTCGATCGTTGCCGCGATCGGCAAAGCGGCTTTCGTTGAGGCCGGTGTGTGGCTTATCAATCGCACCATTAGCCACGCCCGCGCTATCCGCGTGCATTGGTTTTGGCAGGGCACGCTGTGGCTTGTTCTGTTTACTCTTATGTGGATTAGCGTACGTGCTAATGTGCGGTACGAGTGGGAAAAGCGCGTTGAGGTTAAAAACCCGCGCGGCAACGGCGTATGCGCAAAGTACGATGAAGACATGATTTGCAAAGCATGGGAAAAAATACCGGTGAACGACGCCAACATAAACGCGTACCTGTCGCCCGGCGAACAGGCCGAGGCGTGGCAACGCGGCGGGCTTATCCCGCTTTTAGTCTTTGCCTCAATTATCATCGGCCGCGTCATGCTGTCGGCAAAAGACGGGTTCGAAAAAGAGGAAGTGTCGAAGCTTAAAACAGCCGAGCGCGGCGTGAGATACCGCACGCGCAAGCGCAAAGAGCAAACGCAGCTTGCTGCAGAGCTTGGCGCAGGTGGTGAGGCGTGAGCAAAAACACGGCCGACGAGCGCGCAGCCGTCAATGCGCTTGTAAAGGCATTGCGCAAGAACTCGCCCGACGCGTATATTTTCGTCGACCGCGACTCAGGTGCAACGCGGCACACGCTTTCAGGGTGGGATTTTTTAATCAGCCGGGGCGGCTACACGGTTTTTATAGAGGCGAAAATGGGCATGGGGCTTTTGACTGATTGGCAAAAACTCACGCAGGCCGACGTCACGCGCGCCGGCTCGCGTTACATCGTGCTCAGGTTTTCCGATAATGGCAAAACGTTCATTTGCTCGAACCTCAAAGGGCTTCACAAAGTGGCGACGATGAAAGCGGAAAAGTTTTTCGCGCGGGAATAACCATGTTACAAAACATTGACCCGCTGCACTATCAGGTCGAAGCCGCTGAAAAGGCGCTCGCTGCGTTTCTTTCCCCTGCGCACAAAGATGTGTCGGGGTTTTTCATCGGTGACAAAATGGGCCTCGGCAAAACGGTCGAAGCTCTCATGGTAGCTGACGAAGTACCAAAAAAAGAATGGCTCGTGGCGGTCGTGTGCCCTGCGTTTCTCATTTCAAAATGGCGGCGCGAAATTATGGAAAAAAGCCCGGCGAATCGTAAATACCGGTTTGTTGTCGAATCGTTTTCAAGCCTCACCGACGAAGCGACGCTTCGTAAATTCTGTTCGCGCAAATACGACTTGATAATTTTCGACGAGGCGCACTATTTTAAAAGCCACAAGGCGCAGCGCACGCAGGCCGCCGTTGTCGCCGCCAAGGCGGGGCGCTTTCTTCTTAGTCTGTCGGGCACATGGCCACCGAACGATGTCGGCGACACTTACACATGGTTGCGCATGGCGAACAACCCACTGGCCGCCATGTCGTTTGAATCGTTTGTTTATCGTCACGCGCAGTTTGCACAGCGCACGCATTTTGGCTTACGCCATGAAGGTTTTCGCGATTCGGTAGAGTGGCGCGAGTGTTTCGACCCGTATTTTATTGGGCGTGAAATTGACGACGTGACCGACGCAATCCCCGATGGCCTGCGCCTGTTCGAAGTGGTGGACATGCCCGAAAAGCTCGCCAAGGAAGAAAGGCAGCTTTTCGGCGAACTTTTGGCCGCGGCCGGGCACTCGGCACACGACCTTGATTTTATCCTGTCAAACGACGACTATTTTCAGCAGATTCTGGCCACAGTACCCGACTTTTCGCGGCTTGCCGAATTTCGCAAGCGCCAAGGCTTCACAAAGATACCGGCGGCGCTGAACTGGCTTATTGAGGCCCGCGAAGAAAAGAAAAAAATACTTGTCTATTGCTATCATAAAGAAGTTGCGGAAAAGTTTGCCGTGGAGTGCAGCAAAAAGAAAATGCCGGTGCGCGTCGTGCACGGGTCAAACACGACGGCAGACGAACGCGAAAAGATACTGCACGCAGCACAAGCGGAAAAAGACATCGTTTTAGTTGTTACGATTGACGCCGCACGCGAGGGCGTCGACCTGATCGGTTTTGACACCACGCTTTTCGTCGAGTACGATTGGCGGCCGTGGGCGCTTGAACAGGCCGAGGGGCGCACGCGCCGCGTCGGTCAAAAGCACCCCGTGCGGTGGGTTTACATGACGTTCGACAAAGGAATAGACAAAGCCATGAGAAAAAAAGTCAGCTCGAAAACAAAAACAATTGCGGCGATTAAGGGGGTCGCGTGAACGATTCAAAACCGCCCTTTGGCGTAAAATTCGACGCAGAAAAATTAGACTACACGCTTTTACCGTTCGACCCGCTTGCCGAAGTCGTTAAGGTTTTAGAGTTCGGCGCGAAAAAGTATGCGCGCGATAATTGGCAAAAAGTGCCGAACGCAGAGCGCCGCTATTCGGCCGCCGCACTGCGTCACCTAATCGCCCGCGAGCAAGGCGAGACGAGCGACCCCGAAAGCGGGTTGCCGCATTTAGCGCACGCAGCTTGTTGCGTTTTGTTTGCTCTATGGTTCGAAAGTGGCCGGGGTGACGTATAAAAGTCGGCAATTTACTGCGGTTTTTATTCACGCAGACAGACACTCTCGAAATTCGTTACCTGCCCGAAAAAGGTGTCGACGATGCCGGCAAGCCGCTTAAAAAACTACTCACCGGCCCCGACGCCGCTCTGCGCTATCTTAAAGAGACTTACCCCGCGCAGGCCGCGAAGTGGCTTTTTCCGTGCGTGGGGGTAAACCCGCGCAATGCGGGCGGCGCGGTTGCGCTGCAGCGCACCGTGTTCGTTGACGTCGACGGCGCGCCGCTACCTGCGTGGGCTTATGATTATGCTGACGCAATCTGTTCGCGTGATGACACACACCATCACTTGTATTTTATCTTTAAAGACAGGCCGGAAAACGCTAAAAATAAAGCGTCGTTTTCTGCCGTCGTTAAGCGTTTGCTTGCGCTCACAGGTTCAGCCGAAAAAGGCGCGCACGATACCGCGCGCGTGGTGCGCCTGCCCGACGTACCACACCGCAAAAACGGCGCTGATTCGCCCGGTTACGTCGTGGCGTTTTTGCGCTCTGATTTAACGCCCGTCGATTTTAGCGAGCGTTTCGCGTTTCTCGACAGCATCGACAAGGGAGCGCAGCGGGTAAGTGCTGTTAGTGAACCGGCCGCACCTGCGGCGAAAACGTCGCAGAACGTGGTCGGCTACCTGCACGCCCTCTATTCAAAAAAGCCCGTGCGCGCTGCAGGCAACGGGCGCAGCCGCGAACTGTTCTTTATCGGGCTTGATTGTCACGCGTGGGGCGTCAGTGAAGCCGATGCGGTTGCGCTTGCGACCCGAATCAGCAACGAAAAGCACGAGCCCGCCGAAAGCGCGAAAGTCATCGCGCACCAAATCGCGAGCGGGTATAAATACCGGCGCGGCAAGTTCGGCGACATCGCAGAGAAAAGCGAAAGCCTCACCGACCGGCAAAAGCTGCGCGAGCTTAAAAAGTTTGAACTCGTCGGCCGCGCGCGTGACGAGTTCGCCGGGTGGGTTTACTGCCACGGCGCTGTTCGTTTTATCGAAAAAGAATCGGCCCGCGCTTTGACCGCACATGACCAAATCGCCTCTTTTGTCGCGACGCGTCTCGGCGAGCGTATCGCGTTTGACGATTTACTTGCCGCCGGCGCGATTGAAACAGTCGACGCCATCGACTACGTGCCCGGTGAACCGATAGTTTTCGAGCGTGACGGGCAAAGATATTATAACAGCTACCGCGAAGCGGCGCGTGCGGAGTTTAACAAAGCGACGGCGAAAAACGCCGTAAAGATTTTCCGCGAACACGTCGCCTATATGACGACGAGCGAACAGGAAGAAAAAACCTTGCTGCAGTTTTTTGCCTACGCGATACAGCACCCCGGTAAAAAGATTGCATGGGCGCCGCTTCTCATTACGCCGCGCACGGGTGTCGGCAAAAGCTTTTTCGCTGAAATGCTCGAAAGGCTTTGCGGTGAGCACAACGTGTCGCCCGTTCTGTCGCACGATTTGCTTTCGAAGTATAACGACTTTTTAGCCGAGAAGCTTTGGGTGATTGCACACGAAGTGGAGACGGGCGAAAAAGAGGCGATGGCCCGTCTGAAATCTTTAATCACTGAAAAGCGCGTGCGCGTCGATGGAAAATATGCGCGCACGTACACGACGCAGAACGCCGCCAATTTCATTTTTCTCTCGAACAAAATCGACGCGATAAAATCCGACCGCGAGGACCGGCGGCTTTTTGTTATATACAATAACGCAGAGCCGCAGCCGCAGGATTATTACGACCGGCTTTTTGCGATGCTGGAAAACGACAGCGAAGCCGTGCGGCGTTACCTTGAAAGCGTCGATGTGTCGGGGTTCAACCCGCACGCACGGCCGCCAAAAACGACCGGGTGGGAAATGCTCGCGCGTGCGTCTGAATCAGATTTGGCGTCGTTCCTGAACGAATGCGAACGGGAAAAGAGCGGGCCTTTTGCGCATGATCTTTTCACCCTGCGCGACCTCACGTCGCACATTGAATTGAATGCGCAGGCGTCGGCGCGCTATGCCACTAACCGCGCGTTGTCCGTATGGCTTTACGGGCGCGGCTACCAAAACCGCGAAGCGTGGCCGAAAGGGGCGCACGTCAGGGCGTGGACGAAATTGGATGCCGAGCAATTTAACGAAGCTGTGAAAAATTACAAAAGGGAGAAAATCGAATTATGAAAATAAAGACACACGCGGTCACGGTAAAACACTTGGCGAAATGCTGGCACCCGCTAAAAAAGACACTCGCCAAAAAACCCGGTGCGGATTTGCGCAGGTTGGCGAAATGAACGGGAAAAGTGAAAAGCGTCTGCGTAAGGTCGTCGACGCAGTTAAAACGGGCGTGGCTGAGGCTCAGGCGCAGGTCATGCAGGACTTTCTTAAAAACACGTCCGCATGGCCCCTGCGGTGGCGGCTGAAGCTCGCTTTCGGGGTCATTTTCAGGCGTTACAAGTAAGGAAAAAAACTTACACTTAGATGGGAGAAAACGTCTTTTTTGTTGACGCCGCCGGGGCTTTTGCGCATATTGTGGGCATGAAACCCGCGCAAGACATTACCCGCGCCGATCGTCTGATTAAAGACGCAGAGCGCCACCTGACCGCGTATATTTTCCGTAAGATTGCAGAGGCGGGCAACGACTACAAACTCGCCGAAAAGACCGGCATACCGCGCAGCACGATACAGTCAACCCTACGCACAGGCGGCGTGCTTGCCCTGCGCTCGCTTGCGTACAGGCTCGCGGGGGTACCTAAGAAGCCCCGCGCAAAACTTGTCGACGTTTTGAAAGATGCAGTGAGGGTGCGCGCATGAAACCATTTAAAGTAAAGTTGTTGAAAGGCTCGCGTGTGGTGTGGGTGTTTACGCGGGCCCGCGATCAGGTTGCCGCGTGTATTCGCGCTTCGCGCCGTTACAAGCTGCCCCACTGCAATGAAGCGCAGGAAGTGGGGGCGTTATGACAGAACAAGAAGCGCAGCAGGCGCAGACGATAGCGGAGATTAAGAGATTCGATCTTGAGCAAAGATCAAAGAAAATGATGGTGTGGGAAGAAATGGCAGAATCTGCGGATGGCGATTATGTGCTATATGTAGACCATAAAGCAATAGTAGACTCCCAAGCGCAGAAGATATTAGAACTTACGACCGAGAACAATGGGCGGGCATTGATTATCGACGCAGCGCGGTCAGAGATTGAGCGGCTGACGCAGCAGATAGCAGATCAGGCAATGGAAATTGAGAGACTGAAATCTATACTCGAAATTGTATCGCCTACGATTCTTCTGGCGATAAATTCCAAGATGGATATACAAATTGTTGATGTCGGCCCGCAGTTAGCCAAACGGGCAGACAGCAAAGAGGTAGCAAGATGAGAGTAAAATGCCCAGAATGTAAAACGACAAGTTCGATAATCTTTTCAGACCCCGGACAGCCCATATCGTATTGCCCGGCTTGTGGGTGCGATTTAACGTGCTCCGAAATCGACGATGACGATACGGAGGATGAATGAACCGACCAGACAGCCCCGAATTTACTGAGATTCTGAACCGGGTGCCGAGGTGGCACACGCTGACGCCGGGGGTGGATGTGTGGCGAGAGGGGGCGTGCATGCGGTGGGTTTTAACTGAATCGACGCCACACTGCGAAGCCAATTAATAACGGCCCGCCAATAACTAAAACCCACATGACGACACGCCACCGGCGTGCATCGGTTTCGTTGCGATCGGCGCGGGCTTTCTCATTCAGGCGCGCCGCCTCAGAATCAGAAAGCAGCTTTTGCGTTTGCACGAGTGCGGTTTTTAATTGCTCTGCAGCGGCGTCGGCGTTCTCAATGGCCTTGGCTGCGCGTTTGAGCGCGGCGGGTTGTTTCTCAGGTTCGTCGGCCGCGTCCTGAAGCATGTCGAGCGCCGCTGACAGTTCTTTCTGTGCTTCGTCGCTGGCCTCAGTGGCTGCCTTAGCACTGACCGCGTTGTCAATAAGTTCCTGTCGTGTGGGCGCGGTACGACACGACGTGAGACAGAGAATAAAAAAAAGCAATAGCGCACGCACTATTGCCACCAATACAGGCGCGTGATGCGGCGCTTACCACCTTTGTGGTTTTGCGAATAAATACGCTGGCCGCCTTTCCCCTCGTGGTACACGATCAAGTCGTCATAGTCGGCAAACGTGTCGCCCTGCCCACCGGGGTCTTCGATCAAAAAGCGTAGCTTTTCAGTGCCGTCGTCAGCCTCGAATTTTTCAGCGCCGACTATGCTTTCATAGTGTTCACCGTTCAGGCTGACGAGGCACGTTTTGCCAAGCGTAACAAGCTGCAGCGCACGCGCCGCCATGCCGTCGCCCGCCTCATCGATGCACTTGGCTTTAACGCCGGCCGCAGTCGCCATCGCGGCGCGGTTCACAAGGTAAAAGTCGTCTTTTATTGCCTTGGCTTTCAGGCAGGCGACTTTGTATTCGTCCCACGACATGCGCAAGCCGTGGTGCTGACGAAAATACGAAAACGCAGCGGTAAAAAAGCACGCAAATTTGCTGTTCGGGTCTGTGCGCCGGCGGCCCGATTCGTCAAAAAACTGACTTTCTAAAACCGGGTCGATGAGCTTACGCCACAGGCTTTTCATTTGCGTTTCGTCTTAGTGGTCTTTGCGCGCGGGCGTGGTTTTTTCTTTGGTTCGGGTTTTGGTTTCGGTGCGTTACGGATGGGCGCAGGTTCTGCGATTGCAGGCAGCGCGCGGGCCGCCGGTGTTTCTTTGCGTCGTGTTTCGTTGAATGCCCACGTAAAAACCTCTTTCGCCATGAATGGCAGAAAAAACACGGCGCACGCAACAAACGCGAACGCGCTCGCATATTCGCCGACATAAAAGTCGACGCCGGCAGCGAGAGAAAACGCTGCGCTGATCAGATACAGCGCGATTTTTCCTGCGATCTTAAAAGCTGTTTTCATAAATTCCCCTGTGCTGAACAAATCTGACTTAAAACGATAATAGCGACGACGCACGCCCCGACGAAATGCAGGGCGTAGCGGCCTTCATTGATTGCGCGTAATAGTGCTTTCATGGTGGCAACTTTTCTTTTTCGTCTCGTCTGCGCAACCACGATTTTAAAAGCTCAAAAAAGAACACGAGACCGCCGACGACTTGCGTGAATGTGATTTGAAACGCCATTTTTAGCCCCACACCGTCGAACGTGGCGCGCGTGCCGACGACACGCACGGCTGAGTCGTGCACACTCGCCGCCGCGGCCCGCGTGGCTTTCACGTCGTCAGTCGATACCGTGCAGAACTCGCGCACCGTGCGGCCGTTTTTATATGGCCGGGCCGCGCACACTTTTTCAAGCGCGTGCGATTCGGAGCGCAGCTTTGTCGTTTTGTCGGTCAGCTCTTCGGGGGCTGAGCCGATAAACCCGCCCGCCAACATGAGAAAAATTCCCACAGCGTGAAAGATCGTGAAGCCTGAAAAAAATGTGTTGATTTTATTTTTCACGCTTCGCTACTCTCACATTCAAAATTTCAATTTCGATTTGCTGCCGGTTGTTCTCTTGCTTTAAAATTTCAATTTCCTTTTCGTGCTTTTCAACTTTATCTTTGACCGCGTAAAATGTACCGGCGTGAAACACCATAGCGCCGAGCGTGCCAACGGTCATTATCTTGTCTTTAAATGATAGGGTGTTTTTTTCTTGCATCAGGCTTGTATCTCTCTAATTGACCAAACCATACTTTGTGCACCAAACGCGGCACTTCCGTTTGATGTCTTCCCGCGCAGTTGAAATGTTCGAGTTGTCAATGCCGCATTAGTAAGCCTTGCCCGTATGTTCGCCGGAATGCTAACCGCTGCCCCGTCCGACGCGGGAGCTGCGGCGACAAAATTATCTGCTCCGATACTGGACGAGGTAGTCGTTTCATAAAGTCGGCACGTCCCCAAAGTGTTTGTCCCCCCAATCGCGTCCTCGGACGCATAAAACTGAACGTCTACCAGTATTATACTATTCGTACTTTTTGGAGTGATTGAAACATTCGCAACATTTAGATTTGTAAGAGACGTGCTTGTCGTCGTGCCGCCTGCGTCGGTTGCTGTGACTTCTTGCAGTACAGTACCGGCGACAGACTGAAAATACGTCAGCATTGTCGCTTTTAAATTTGCCCAAGTCAACAGCTTGCCGACATTCGACGCCGCCGAGTCAGTAATTAAAAAACCGTCAGCGTCAACGGGTGTCGTTTTACCAGTGAGCGCATAAACCTTGGCAACTATCCACACGAAAAGGTTTGCAAAAGTTAGCTTTTTTATTATGTTTGCGGCGGCAGAATCGGCGAGCGGCAAAACGTCAGCGTCAATAGGTGTCGTTTTCGCCGTCGCGTCGGCTATGTTGTAGCCGTCTTGTAAATACTGGCAGTTTTCCCAAATCAATTGGTTATTTGCGCGCAGGTGGTCGCCGCGTGCGGCGTCTGTGTCGGAGAAAAGCGGGGCCGCGCCGCCGGGCAGTGATGGGTCGTCTTGCGGTAGTGGCATAATTTTTTGTCCTTATGTTTTTTGTTTTCGTTTCGTCAACGTTTTTAGGGCGCTTCGCGCAGGTCGGAAATAAAAATAGTTTCGACCGAATTGTCGACATGCGCAAGGCGCACCCGTAAAACAAAGTTTGCCGGTTTTATCCGACGCAGCACTGCGATCAGGGTCGCGAGTGCCACCGGGTTTTCGGTCAACAGCTTGACCTGCAGTTCAAGCTCGCCCGAGAATGTCGACAGGTTGCCGAACGTTGAAAAAGTGCCATAGCCTTGCGTAAAGCCGTCGGACGGCGGCGGCTTTTGCGATGTTAGTGCATAGTTAATAGTCGAGGGGTTTGGAGCCCACACGGTGATGGCTTCAGGCACAGGGCGCGGCCCGGTGGGGTCGACAAGCCCTAAATCCGCGTTCGGTGTGGACGTTTTGCGCCATGCCGAGCCATCAGAATAATAAATGGCCCGGCGGTCGCCGGTGCCGTCGTCATCGACAACACACAGCACGCCTGCGGACGGTATGGCAATCGGCACATCCGCTGAATAATAAAACGGCGGAACGCCGCCCGTTGCCGGATATGCCGGGTCGTCTGTCAGTTGTTTGGTGCACCATACGACATTGCCGCCTGACAAGTAGCCGCGCGCATACCATACGGCGTTTGCGGGTGAGCGTGTCCACCCGGTAGGCGCAACCCAGTTGCGCGGCGTGTACGTCACGTCAGCCGGTGCGGTCGGCGAAGCGTCAGACGAAAAGACAATAAAGCCGGTGTCGGCGATTGACGGCTCGAAAATGCCGGCGACGACGCGCGGAATGAATGAAACGTCAATCCATTCAAAAGGCGGCATCGCGAGCGTGCCGAGGCAGCGCGCGAAGTTTTCAATCGACGATACCGACCACGAGCCAGAAACCATTTTATAAAGCGCCGCCGCTTGGCCGTTCGTACCGCCGAAAAATGCAAACCCGTACTGCCCTAAAAGGTAGTTAAGCCATGGATTGCGCGGCGTGTCGGGGTAGGTAAAAAGCCAAGGTGTCAGAATCATTTGACGCAGCAGATTTTCGTCGGCGACGCGCTCGGCTAAAATCGTGTCCCACCACGTAATAAAGTCTTTAGTTTTTTGCGTCGCGTTTTCGCGCGTGTTAAAATACCACGGCGGAGTGAGTTTTAAAACCGTCGATTTTTCCGCAAGCGTCGCCATTATGCAGTTTCCCTAACTGTTACGAATACTTTCGCCGGGTCAACGAACGCAAAGCGGTCAAACCATGACGTGTCATCGGAAAACAAAACGTCAGACATAAAATTAATAAACTGCCTGTCGTAAGGGTCGAGGCTCATCGTTATCGGCGTTTCATACTCGACGCCCGCGTCGAGCACGATTTCGAGCGACGCGCACGAATCGTAAAAAAGCTGCGGTGTGTTTTTCTTCGTCGCCAAGTCGCTGACTAAATCGCGAATCTGCGCAATGCCGAACACGGGCGCGATAGGGTCGGTTTGCCCGACGTCGCCCGCGAACGTCAATTCAGTTTCGGTCGGGTATTCATATTCGTCTTGTTCGAAAGTGATTGTCGAAACGCCGTCAACGCCGGAAAAAAACGACATGAGCCGGCGGATAAAGTACGCCGCAAAATCGTTTGCCTGCGTTATCTTTTCCGACTGCTTTGTCGAAGGGGCGAAGCGCACAAGTATCGTTGCCGTAATTCGCATATCCACGGCCTGCGCCGGGGTGAAATAATAATTCTGCGGCGTGCCGGACACGTACACCGTGCCGCCAAGCACCGGGTGCGTTGCGCTGCTTTCATTCTGCGCGTTGACGAACTCGAAGCGGCGCGAAAGCACGTCGAAAATCTGCGCGATTTCCAGCGCCGACGCGTTCGGGCCGTTCGGCGTGCGTACTACGCAGTTGTACCCGTTACCGGGTAGCGGCACAGGCGCAAGCGACCCCGCTGTCGATTTGCTATTATACATCCGCGCGGCGGAGTAGTATTTTTTAAGTTCTGTTTCGGCGGCGACTGACGCCACCTGCGCACCATATTCGGTTTTTTCCTGAATGACGCGCTGTAAATAAAGCGCGTCGCTTTCGTCGTCGTAGCCGTCAAGCCACGGCAGCGGGTTCGTGATTGTCAAAACTAAACCGGGAGCGGTAAAAGTCCGGTTCGCCGGTATGTTTCCGCCGATACCTTTTTCAGTAGCGGTCACAACAATTTCGGCCGTGCCGTTCGCGGGCACCGTGACAGTCGTACCGATAGTGTATTTTTGCCCGGTCGATGCGGTGAAAACGGTGTCGATCGGCACGACGATCGCGGCGGCCGTGCCATTTGTCAGTGTTAAATAGCCTGTCGTGGCCTTAGCCGCGCGGCGTGGGTTGTTCGGGTTCTGCAGGTCAATAAGCGCGCCCGTCGGCGTCATGAGCGCGGCGAGCACCGCACCGGCGTCGGCGTCAATCAAGACGCTTGCCTGCGCAAACATATTCGCGAGAATCAATTCGGGCGGGTTGCCCGGCGAAAACTGAATCGACGCAGGGGCCGCCTCAATAATTTGCTCTAAGGCTTCGGGAAAAGTAAGGGGAACGAATACACCGTCAACTATTGGCATGGTTAAACCTCTATTAAAATCCTGTCGTCTTTCCAGTCGATTGTTTTGACCGTAATATGCTTTTCCACGACGCGTTTCGCGTCAATCAGTTTGTCGGCTTTGCCCGTGGGCAGTTTCCACACGAGCAAACTGCGGCCGTAATTTTCGTCGGCAAAATAAAGCCCCTGTTCACACCGCAGTTCGCACATTGCATTTTGAACCGACAATTGGCTGCCCGTAACTTCTTTTGCAAGCCCTGTCGTTTCGTCAAAAAGAATGTCGCCGTCATCACTGAGTTTTAGCGCCATAATTTTAATCCAGTTTGTGATTTGCCGAAAGTGTCGACGGACTCCACGACGGCACGGCAGGCGTGCCGGGAAAAGGCGCTATGCCCCCCGTCGGCCCCGGCGCGACACCGGTCGCGCCCCACGCGTAAAGTGCATTCAGTGCGGCAATCATTGCTTCGATGGTGGTTTGCAGAGACTCGCCGAGAACCATTTTTTGCGTACCTGCGCCAAGGGTCGCTTTGCCGGTAATGTTCAGGTTTCCGAGAATGTTCATCGTCGCGTCGTAAGTCAGTTCAGACGCAAAAACGGCGACAATAATCAAATTAGCCCCCGTGGAACGGTTCGCCCTGTTCTGCAGGTCGTGCGCGTAATTGTTTCGGCTCGTGACGCATAGCACGATGTCGTCGACAGCGGGTTTTATTGACTGCGCAGCCAGCGCCGGCATTTCGGGCGCGTCGTCGCCGTTCACCTCTATTACGTGCGGCTGCACTACCCACTCGCCTGCAGCGTCGCCCGCGCTGACGACGGTCGCAGAAAAAACGTCAGCAATTGCCCTATAGTATTTTTCGTCAGCGTTGCGCGTAAATTTTGGTATCATTTTGCAAGTGCGTCCTTATACACCTGATTTTCAAGCAAGCCGGCAACCTTGGACTGTGAAATAATCCAATTATTTGTCGCGATGATTTTCAGGTGTTTCGCTTCGCGGCCATCGACTAATTCGTAAGAAAGAATGTAAAAGCCGTACTTGTCTGATGTACTAACTGCCGAATCTTGTTTGACTAAATCACTAAGCGACGCCGGCGTCGCTATGGGTTTAGCCGACGGCGTTGTAATTTTATTAAGCCCCGAAAAAACCGCGCTGCCTATATCGTTATAGATTGCAATTGAAGAAAATAATTGTACGTCAAACACGTCAGTGTTAAATTGTCCAAGTGTGTAGTCAGACAATGCGAAATTATATACCATAATTTCGGCGCGCCCCAAAAAAGATCCATAAACCGCCGGGCGTTCTTTCGGGCTGCCTTTCGTGCGGGTGTCAAAAAACTTTAGTTTTCCCGGAACATTATCCTCGAATGTAATCAAGTTTTGAGTGCAAATTTCGCCTAAAAGCTCATAAAGAGGCATCGCCGCCCTGAATATATTCGATACTGGTTTTACGGTTTCACTTAGCCCGTCGTCAAATATCACTTCAAACTCGGGCGCGCAGTATTCTTTCAATTGATCAAACAGCGGTTTTTTGTCGTCGATGCGAATCGCTTTTTTCGCGCGAATTATCGCGTCATCGAAACTCGCGCCGCTGATTTGCAGCTCGCTGTCGGATGTGTTAGGGATAGGGCGGTGCTGCGCGGCATAAGCAATAAACGGACGTTTGACAATACCTGACACCCCGCGCACGGCCATCGTGGCATACACAATATCTTTCTGCGGGTTGACGATACGCTGCACGACGTCGGTCAGCGCGGCCATACTTTCTTGCGAGACAAAAAACCGGGGCGAAAAAGTGCTGATGAGAACCCCCGGCGGGTTTTTTACCATACCGAAAAACCGGGTGCGCCACGATTCGCCGGGATTCACGCCGGTGTGTGAGTAGGTCGCATTATATTCTACCGAATACACCTGTGTTTTTGCAAGCTCGACGCCCTTTAGTTTTGGCGGTACTGCTTTGACAACCTCGTCAATTTCGCGCGTACCGAACCTGTCATCTGAGCGTTGCGAATCCATGAGAACGACGGGCACGACTTTGCCTTCATAGCTGTCGTGACGGTAGAAAACGAGCATTAATAATCCACCCGCAAAAAGCTGCAGTCGGCGGCAGTCACGGTTTTCGTCGGTATCACGCCGGTGACGAACAGGCCGCAGAAAATGTCGCGGCCCGGCATGAGCGCGACGAATGCTTTCGGCACGTAATTGCCTTCGGTGACGTCGTAAATCTGCGCGAGCATGTTTTCAGCGTCGACAAGTTCCCACCCGGCGGTTTTACCGTCGGCGCACTCCACCGCGTACTTATTACCGACAGCGATTTCACCGAACGTAAATTCGGTGCCGATCTTTGTATCATCGAGTGAACGCCAATAGCTCAAAAGAATAGCCCCATAGTTTGCCCGGCAAGCGGCGAGCCGATTTCACCCGCGAGCGCTTTCAGGCCGCCGGTAAGCAACGACGTGTCGCGGCGTTCAAGCTGTTCGCGCATTTCGATTTGAAACATCGCCCCGCGTTTTTGCTCGTCGTGCTGCGGCGATATTTTTTCTATAAACCATTTCGACGACAGGTATGGCGTTTGCTGTTGCAAACTGTTCAAAGAAAAATACGCGCCCAAAAGCAAGACGGGCTGCCTGTTGTTTTTAATCGCGTTCAGCGATGTTACCTGCGCGTTCAAAAACCCGGTCGTAAGCCCTGAGAGGTTAGGCAGCACGGCCCCAAATGACGCGACCTGATTCGTCAGCGATGCGAAGCCGCTCAGAATCGTTTGCACTGTGCGCAGCGTTTCGGTTGACGTGTCGTCTTCAGATATGACGCCCGTAAATTTGAGTGTTGACGGTTGAATGACGGTTCGTGCGTTAAACTCGCCCGCCTGTGTGATTGCCCCGGTGAGCCGGGCCGACAGTTCAGCCTGTTCGTCGGGTATCGTCAGCAAAACGAAGTTCGGCGCAGGCGCTTCTTTTGTAGGCATGCCCATAAGCAGCGCCGCACCTATCGCGTTTGTGACGGCGTTCGAAATCAATTGCGATGGGTCGATAGATATTGCCATTTAGAACACCAATAAATTTGCCGCATCGTTCACGGCCGCGGCCAACCTTTGCGCCCCTGTAATTAATTTTATTTCGACATCTTTTAATTTCGAATCAAGTGCCAAAAGCGCAGGCATATTTGCCGCCGCTACGTTTGCGGTGCGAATCGTGTGCTCCTCTTCGCGCCCCGCCCACGCCGCCGAGGTTGCGCGACGTCGCGCGAGTTCGGGGTTTTCTTTTTCGATGAGATTGCCATGAGTTTTTAAAAGCTCAGTCTGTAATGATTGCTTAATCGACGGCAGCGCACCCGAAAAACTATTTGTGATTTGTTGCAAAATAGCGCCCTCGTCGGTGCCGAGTGCCTCCCAATTACCTGCAGCGACTTGCGTAAATTGTTCTACATTTCGCCCGCTTTTTATTAATTCTTGAATGGCGTTTGTCAAAGGCGCGTTAACTTTTCCAAAGGCGCCACTTAATGCCTGCACAAACTGCGCTTTGTCTGAAGGTGTCCACCCCGAAGCCCCGCCGACACTCGTACTGCCTATTCGGTACTGGTCCTCTATTCGCTCGCGCAAGTTCGCCTCTTCGTTACTGCCCCCGATGTTGTACGCGCTTAACGCTTGTTCGCGGGTTCCCCCTGTCGCAGCCATGAACCCCGGCGCCACAGTCTCGAACCATGCAGGCACAGTATTTTGCGCCGTATCGGCTGCGCGCGCCTGCGTGAGTGCCGCGGCGTTTCTTTCTTCGAGCGAACGGCGAAACTCCCTTGACGCACTCATTTCGCTCTCAGAGCGAAAAATGTCTTGCCCGTATCGGTTAGTGGTGGCGTTGCGCTTTTCGATTTCGAGCGCCCCGGCAGTCGACTGCTTTGCAGACCCGATAGCGCCCCCGGCAGCGCCGACACTTATCCCGGCAAGTTCAAGCGCGCCTTGCGCGACGTTACCGAGAAAGGGAATCGCTGTTGCGGCTTTACCGGCGGCCGATAGTGTGCCCTGAATGAAAGCTACCGGGTCAAGACTCGCGGCGGCTTTCGCAACACCCATTAAAGCAGTGCCGGCCATTTGCGCGCCTTTCACGACTTTGCTGTTCTCGAACTGTTCTTTTCGCATTTCGGCAAGTTTTTCTTGCCCGCTGCGCGCGGCGTTCGCTCGCTCTATGCGTGTTATTTCCTTTCGCGCGTCGATTTCCTGCCGAATGTTTCTAAAAGAGCCGCCGCCACCGCTTGCGCCAAAACTGGCAACGGTTCTTTTCGCAATCTCTTTTTGCGCTTTCTTGATCTTGTTAATCGTCGATAAAACGACGTTCTGATCTTTGACGCCGAATTTGACGAGCGCGTCAATCACCGCGCACCGCCCGCGCGAGTTTTGCTATATACTCGCGCTCTATGTCGTTATGCGCGCTTTGTACGGATAAAACGAAATCAGGGTCGGCCATCTGCAGCTCGGTTAGGGTGAATATCCGTTTCGCCACGCACTTTTCCCACTGTACTAAAGAAAGGGTGTAAAAAAAAAGTTTTCTGCGACATCGCCCAGTAATTTTATCACGGCCGCGTCGATGCCGGAAAAATCTTTATTGATCGGCACCGCGCCGAGAACAATGCACCGCTGCGCGTTAAGTTCGGCAAGTGCGGTCATCACTGACGTTTCACGGGCGCGCGCGATAAAAAAACCGTTTATCGGTTTTTTTATCGTGTATTTTGTCCCGTCATATTTAATGGTGACGTGATCTTTCGACATGCTCTCTACGTCAGCGAGCGCGCACACTGCAGCTTGTTTGCGCAGTGTGTCACGCGCAACGTCAGTCGAACGCATAAGCTCAATCCACACGCGTTCCTGTTCAGTCGGGCGCGCGTCGTTACCGTCGCCGGTTTCCGTAGAATCGGCGTTAATAACTTTCAGGCGCTCGCGGCTGATAAAGGGGATTTCCATGTGCTTAAATTGGCTGACCTGTCAGCGGGTCAATGATTTGCAGGTCGCCGAAATCAAGCGTGATGGTGATTAGTGCCTGATCGTATGCGATGACCGGCGTGGGAATCTTTGTCAGAAAGCAGCGCGAGTGCCTCTGAATGCGGGCAAGGTTTGCCGTGTCGGTAAACAGCTTATAGAAAAAGTCGAGGTTGAAAAGCTGTTGCGGGTTGCGCTGCGCCCACGACGTCAGTCGGTCGATGTCGGTGCCCATTAGCAAATTCATATCACGCGTACCGGCGCGGCTGTTCGTCATCATCACCACGTCGTTTCCGGCGTTCGCCGACAAGTAACGCTGCGCGCGGTCATATTTCGGGGTGATGTCACCCAAAAACGCCGCTTCGTGAAAGGCGGTTTCGCCACCGAACTGAATCGGCCCTTCGCCGGTTGCGCCGATAGGCGTGAGCGTTGCCACACACTCGGCGATGTTTGCTCTGACTGACGTGCCTGCCATAGTTGTTTACCTTTCCTTTTCCTTTTTACAAGCCCTGCAGCACGAACGGAACGTAGTGCAATGCGGCGTAATAGCGAACCTGCGCGACGATAGAGCCCACCGGCAAAATTCCGGTACTCTGCCATGTCGGGTCGAGCGCGTTGATTTCTTCGAGGCTTTTTATCGTGGCGACAAAATCAGCCTGCCCTTGTGCGTTTGTCTGAATTGCGCCGACTCGCCAGCTATCGTTTAACTTTTGCACAAAGAGCGCAAAGATTTTCAATAAATCGTTATAGCTTGCGACGACGCCCGGCTGCCCTGCGGCCTGCAGGTCGTTACGCACGCCGACGCGGATATAATCAGCGACCCAGTACTGCGCGATTTTTGTTTCGAGCTGCGGCGTCGTGGGCGGGTCGGTCGGTGCATTCATCTGAGTGTTGAACACAAAAGCCGAATTGCCGGCGTCTTTTGAGCCGTTATATTGCGCGAGGCCGTTCGACTCAATCGTCGAACGGAACGACTGCGGGAACGTGTCGGCAAGCGCGTCGGAAAAATCGTGTGCGTCAGACAGCGAACCGGCGGAGCGCGAAACGAAACCGCCGTACAGGATAAACACGAGCATGGCCAGAATCGGGTTATTATAAGAATTTGTGTATTCGTCGATTTCGGTGTAACGGTTTGACACGAGCGTCAACGTGTTCGGCGCGCTTGCGCGCAGTGCGCCCGTCGCGTCGCTCAGTTCTGTTGGCAGAGTGTAGCCGCCGTATTCATCCGCGTCGAGCGAATATGTGAAAACAAAAATCTTTTCGCGTGCGTCAGTGCACCACGCATTTATAGTCAGCGCGTCTGCAATAAAAGCTGCGTGGTCATCGACACCCTGCGTCATCGATGACAGGGTGATAAATGACCATGCGCGCGGGAATTTATTGGCAAGGTTCAGGTCAGTGACGGTGACGGCTGCGCCTGCAGTCGACAGGATGTAAAATTCGTTCGGGTAAATCTGCCCGGCGAAAACAAGCGCGACGTCTTTACAGATGCCCGGCGCGTCGACTTCGTTCGCCGCGATAAACGCGTCCTTAGTCGCGACAGTGAGTTTTATTAAACCGGTTTGCGCGTCGGGCGTAAATGAGCCGTCGAGCGTCTCGCGGGTTACCGCGACAATAGAGCGAGGCAGGCCGCCGAGCGCGCCTGTCGTGAGTGTCGATATTGTCCGAATAAATGTTGCTGGAAAAGCCATAGTGTTTTTACCTCTTAGTCGTATTCGCCGCTTAGTGCGCCATCTATTACGGCAATCGCGCTGTCAACCGAAGATTCAACGAACGGCGGAATTTCAAGCACATAAGAGCAGATTGACATAAGCCTGAAAGTTGTCGCGAACGCTACTTTGATGCTGCCTCCTTCGAAAGCCGTGTCGACCGGGCCGATAATGCGCTGTACAGACGCAATGTCACGCCAAATCTGTATTCGTGTGTCCTGAATGCCATTCATCACTTTATCGAAAAGCGAAATCAGCGCAGCGGCGTTATACTGTTCATTTTCAGGGGCCGCGTAAAAATTCAATTGATAGTCGAACCATGTCGGAATTTTGTGTTCGGGGGCAGTGTAGCCCGGCCGGTCGACGTTCGTCGGGAAATGACTTTGAAAATAGGGATAGCGCGGGCGTGTTGCCCTGTCTTTTTGCTGTGCCGGGTTTATGCCGAACGCGAAACAGCGCGCTGTTTCGCGTTCCGACTCTAAAAAATCATTTACGCGCCCGTTAAGTTCGTAATATATTTCGGTTAGGGTCATGGCGTTAACTGCTGGTAAAACAGAACCGACCCCGCTTTTGCTGTAATCGCTGAACCGGCGACCTCAGACGCAAAGCGCGCGATAAACGTGCAGTCTGCCGTCGGCCTAAAATACCCTTCGAGAATCGCCATATTGTTAGTCGTCGCCGCGCTCGTCGCGTTTGAGGCCGCCGGCGAATCGAAAGCCTGAATCAAAGCGTTGCGGGTCGTGGTTGTAGTCGTAAGGCTATATTCTGAAGTGAAAGAAAGGCTTGTTGCCAAGCCTGCCGACGCGCTGACTGCCCACCGGCTGCCGGTTGTTGTGGCTGCCGCTGTGTAATAGATAACAAACTTAAAATAATAAACTGTGTTGGCGGTAAAAGACGCCGAAAGCCCTGTGACATCCTGAATCGTATTTGCTATCGCGTTATTGTTTGTCACGTCAGAGCCTAAGACGACAGTTGTAAAACTCGTCGTGCTTGGGGCATTCGCACCTTGATTGATTGACTGTTTTACAGCCCCAGTGGTAGCAATGACCTGAAAGCCGACACCCTCAGAGTATTCGAGTTTTTCGCCTGCTGCAAGTGTAACCCGCGAAAGTGTGTACATGGTGCCGTTCGCGTTAAAACGTACAGTGACCGTCGCACTCGCTGTGTCGTTGTTATAGATAGAAATAAAATCAATAACGCGGGTAGTCGACGAGGCAGGGGCCGGCGCAATCTGAACTGCCGTTGAATTGTTCGTGCTCGCAACCGTGCGACCCGGCGTAAACGCGCTTGCAGTCAAATCACGATATGACGTCATGCCGCTTAGTTGATTCGTTGCGACCGTGCCGTTAAGCAGCATTTCAATTCTGTCCGTCGTGTCGGCTAAAACTATCATTGTGTTACCTCGTGAAAAACACTTTGCTTGATTGCGTAACCTTCACCGTCAGGCGCGAGAATGTGTACAACGCCGTCAACTATTTCGATTATTTCAAACTCTTTACCATTGTATATAACTAAATCGCCCACCATTTAACACCCCAAAAAGGCCATCGCGGCAGATTGATGAAACGGGGCGGCTGCGCCTTGTGGCCCTTGTGGCCCTTGTGGCCCTTGTGGCCCGGTTTCACCTTGTGGCCCGGTTTCACCTTGTGGCCCTTGTGGCCCGGTTTCACCTTGTGGCCCTTGTGGCCCGGTTTCACCTTGTGGCCCTTGTGGCCCGGGTATGCCCTGGTGACCCGGTGACTCAACTTCAACGACCTGCGTTATGATTTCAGCAACGACGACGATTTCACTCATGGTCGTGTCGCCTCGGGCGTCACAATCGCAACGCCTTGCAGCATTCGCTGAACGTCAGTTTCTTCGTAGGCATAAATTTCGACGTCGTAAACGTATTCGCGCGACGCAATCGCGCCCGTCTGCGCGGGCGTCATCTGCACGCGTATCGTGCCCGCCGTGCCGCCGGTCGTCATGCCGTCGCCTTCGTCAAGAGAGACTGTCGGATGTTCGGCGTCATATGCTGTGCGCAATTGCATACGTGAAGCGTAGCCGGTAAAATCAAGCGGCGTGCCCGTCTCTTTGTTCTTAAATAAAAACGTTTGATCGTATGTCGCGCCTTGCTCGATGGTCATTCGATAAACTGCCGCGCGCGTCACGTCCGCACCTCAGGGGCGACAGGTTCAGCCGCTATAAAATCGAGCGTAAAAACCGTCGTGCCTTCATTGACTGCCTGTTCGACCACGCGCCACCACGCGCCCTGCGCGTAAACACGTTGCGCGCTGCGCGTCAGCGCCTGCGCTATGCTTGCCGACGCGCCATTCGTAACCGTCAGACCGCCCACCGCAAGCCGTTCGATTTGCGCAGGCAGTAGCCCGGCGCTGAATGTCGCAATATAAGGCAGGCCATAAACGCCCGTCGGGCCGAACGTGCCGCCACGCTGAAAACTGTCGTTTTCTTCGGCGACATACTCAACGTAAACCGGGTAGCGCGCGAGACGACGCAAAGCGGCGTTTACTGCGCCGCGTGTGTTTTGAAATTCAAGTTCCATTAGTTGCGCCGCAATAATTCGCTTAGTATAAGGTCGAGTTGTTTTATTTTACGACGTAACTTAGCCACACGCGCAAAACTATTTTCTTGCGGTCCGCCCTGCGCGGCGACGGTTGCAATCCAACACTCATGTTCAAACTCAGCAATCGCTACACGTAATTTTAAAAGATAGTGCTCGGTTGAGCGTACCCGGAAAAACGATCTTTTGAAAACTCTCAAATCGGCCCACCGGCAACGAACGCCGCGCGGCGTCTGCCGTCGATGCGCCGCCTGAATTTTTCCGGGCCGTCTCCGCCAAGTGACGTTGACAAACCGTTTTCAGTCACAGAGACAATTTCGGGAAATTTATTGTCTGTAAATAGATAATGACATGCAGTGTCGATGACCTGCGCGACGTAATCGTCGGGAGAATAAGAAGCCCGGCGCACATCGCGCCGGGCGTCGTCGAGGTAGCCTTGCAGCTCCGCGTCGTCAATTGCCGCGTTTGACAGACGGCGCTTTATCGCAAGGATAAAATCGGTGTCTGTCATTTTCGGTTATGGTGCGACGTCGTACTTGAGCAAGAACGCGCCGCCGTAGTTACGGAACGCGAGGCCGCCGGTAACGTATTGCGCATAATACTCCATGGAGAGCGCATTCACGTTTGAGGCGACCACTTGCGGCAGAACAGTCTGACCGGGCATAATGATCGGCTTTTTCTCAGGTGGCGCGCCGACCACGATCAGCGCGAACACGTTGCAACCATTGCCGGCTTCGCCGAATTGGTTCGTTGCGCGGTAGTTCATCAGCGGACTTTCGTGAATCTCAATGTTACGCAGTAAGCTTGAGTTCGCTGTCTGAATCAGCTCGCGCAGATTCTTGTTGAACGTTCCGCCGCTCGGGTATTGAGATTGTGCGCCGTAGGTCGTGGTCGGTACGAGAAGCACAAGCTTTTCGGGCTCGAAATCAACAAACTGTTGTTCGTACAGGTTAAACAGACGCAACACGTCTTTGTAAACAAGCACAGGGTCGGCGCCCGCAGAGAACGGAGCGGCAACTGTCTGTTTATAGTAGTAGTTGCTGATCGTCTGAATCAGTTTTGTCGGTGCCGCTGCCCACTGAGCCGCAGTCGCGAGTGCAGGGGATACCGCACCGGCGTCGGCAAGCGTCAATTGGATACCTGTCGAAAGCAGACCATAGTCGCCGCCGTCGTCGCGGTAGCTTGCGCTCGCTGCAAAACCGTCGAACAAAAGAAGTTCAACCATGCGCATAATTGCGGTTTGCTGCGCTTCGTAATAGAGGTTCTGCAGAATGATACCGGCAAGCGTCGGGCTTGCTGCGCGTTCGTAACCTGCGTACTGATCTTTACGGCCCTGCGTAATGGTGAACGGTTGAAACAGCGTCACGGCGTCTTTAAATTGGTTCAGGAAAGACACTTGTGTCTGATTCGCGTCGAACTTCGGGTGACCTTGTGCGGCAATATCGCCATTCAGGATTTTCGGTGAACCTGAAACGCGTTCAATCGGGAAACGGAAACGCGACACGTTCGTGCCGGTTGTGCCGTTTTCGAGTGGCAGCGCGTAAGAGTCGCCGGAGCTTGTCAGCAAGTCGCCGAGCGTTGCTTTTTGATACTGCTGGCGCTGCAGCACGCCGACGTTCACAAAGTTATCGTAAACCGAGTTACCGGCGATACTGTGCAGAGCTTCGCGCACTGCCGCGCCTTCGCCGATGCCGGTTTTCGAAATTTCGGTCGCCGCTGCGATGACCTTTTGACCGAACGTGCGGCCGATCTGTTCGAGCTGAGACAGGAGCTTGCCGTCACCGTTCGCGCCGTGTTTCACTGAGGCGGTCGCTTTGTTATGGTTCACGCTTGCGGGGTTCGCAAACGCGACAAGCGCCGACACTGCGCCGAGGTATTCTGACGCCGCGTTTTCGAGCGTCAGATAATTGGCGGCGCTGTGTTTCAGTTCGCCGCGCTGAATTTTCTGCGTGGTTACGGCGTTATGAAACGCCATGAAGTTTTCAAGGTTCTGACGCGCTGCGTCTTTTCGTGTGAATTGTTTTTCGCCTAACATAGTTTATTCCTTTCCTTACTGCGTTACGGCTGCAGCGGCGTCGATTTGCGGTAAAAAAGATAACCGCTCTTTAGTTGGTTTGAAAGCTGCAGACCGGCAAGGCCGGAAAACACAGCGCCTTCGGCTGCGACGTTACCGCCGCCCGATACTGACGACAGCTTGCCCGCTTTATTGAAGTAAGCGGTGCTGATGCCGTGTGTCGGTACGTTGTCGGTGTCGTAAGGCACCGCGAACACTTCGGCAACGCCTGTGAGCACCGCAACGCGGTCGCCTTCTTTAAAGACGTTGTTTGCCGGTGCGATTGCGCCGCGGCCTTCGCTTTGCAGACCTTGCTCGATAAAGCCGTAACCGATAATCACGCCGACGTTGTATTCGTCGTCAGAATCCGCCACGGGGCCGAGCACGGCTTTAATTCCGCCGGTCGGGTATTCCTGAATTGAGACAAGCGAGCCAATGGGCACTTCGCCGTCGGTGAGAAGCGCAGCCGCTGCCGTGGGTACGACGAGAGGCAGAGCCGCAAGGCGGTTTGCCTTGTACTGCAGAGTTGAGTCGGTCGGGTTCGTTTCGCCGAGCTGTAAATTTGGGGTTAATGCCATTTTGTGCCTACCTTAAATACCTTGTGAAAAGCCGGCAAACGAAATTGATTTTTCGCCTGCGCTGTGTTCGACTTGTGCGCTTTCCGCTGCAGCACCGCTTTCGAGTGCTTTCGCGTGAGCAACTACCGCGCGCGCTTTCGCCGCCATGGTGTCGCCTGTCAGCTCTGCGATTTCCGCAAGTGCTGCAAAAGAGGGAGTCGTGCGGCCGAAGTCGCGGCCGTAATGCTTGGCAAACGCTTTGACGATTTCCTGCGCGGGCAGGCCGTGTGCGGCTTCTTTCTTGTCGTCGCCTTCGGGCTCGCCTTCGGCGTTCGCTGGTTCAGCGGGTGCGGGCTTTAAGCCTTTCAGCTCATTTTCCAGCGCCGCAATTCGCGACTCCGCGTTTTTCAAAGAGTTGCGCAGTTCTTCGCCCTCTTTGGCTTTCGCCTCTTCGTTTTTGATTTCTTCCATAGCGTTGCGGATTTCGTCTTTATCCACTGCCGGTTTTGTGTCGTCTGCCATTTTCAATATCCCTCCGAGAGAATTTTTAAGAGTTCTTACAACGCGTCTTGCGTGCTGCGCTACTGCCTTATTTAGCTTCGTGATGACAACCACATTTTTGTCGTCGCGCGGGTTCTCTAAAATCGCCAAGTGATTGCACACAAGGTCAGACCCGATAAAATCGTATTCCTCGCCCTCAGGCGTCGTGCCTTTTTGCGGCTTGTACGTCGCGCGGAAAAAAGCCGATGTGCCGAAACGCTCCGCTTTTTCGTTGCGGGTGACATACTCGACGTTTTTACGGCCATAGATGTAGCCATTCGCAATCACGGCTTTCAGCTTCGCGTCGTAAACGGCTTGGCGTATAAAACCGTCCGGGTCGGCGTTTTCTTCGCGTGTGTTTTTCTCGTGCGTGCCTACCGACAGCACCGAGTAAAAAACCGACTGCACAAAATCTTTGTTCGCAATTGCTTCGGGCGGATAGTAAACACGGATGCGCCCGCCACCCTCAAAGCCAAGCTCTGCGGCGTCGTATTCATA